TCGAGGATCAGCTATATCTCTAGCTAGTTCAGCTTGACTTCTATAGGGTTTAACTCCATCACTAGCTGCATTTTTACCTGTAACTAGTGGAGCCTCATAGCCTACCTCTCCTCGGTAGCGACCATTAAGGGCTTCAACTGCAAACTTAGTAGCTGTGTAGTTGTTGGAGTTAACAATTTTATTAAAGTCTTCTACTTCAGAAGTCTCTAAATTTTCTACTGCCCAGCTAAGCATCTCCCCATACTCTTTTTCACCTCCAGCTATATTTTTTATCTCAGATATTTGAGTATTCTGGAGCTCTTGAGCTGTAGATGTTTGATTATAAAATTCAAGATAGGATTTGATGAGATCTTTTGAATCCATTTTGGAAAGTTCCTCAATAGACTCAGGGGATAACTCTCCTCCATCTTTATATTCTTGGGCTGCTTTAGTCAGAACAGGGTTAGTCTCTGTTGGACTCTCTTCAGCCTCCTCTGTAGACTCCTCCGTTGCCTCTGGAGCCTCTTCTTTTTCATCTTCTGATGGTTCTTGACTGCGTTGTTTTTCAAGCTCTTGATAAGCCTTAAGGAGCTCATCTTGATTCTTGAATTTACCGCCGATAAGTTCAACATTTTCATTCTCTTTTTTGGTGCGGTCCCAGTCAGAATCTCTATCTTCAGCTTGAGCCTTCTCTAGCTTTTCGCCTTGAGCTAATGCTTCTGCTTCCGCTTGTTTTTGTTCTGCTGATAGACCTTCATCTGAAGGATCGAATGTGAGTTTTTGTGCCATTGATTAATGAAGGATTGTCTTTACTGTTCCAAAACTCGGAACTACTTTTTCTGCTTGTGAGTACTTACCTGCAGAGGCTTTAGCTTCTGTAGGAGCTTCTATTCTTTTCTTAACTGTAAAATCGACTTCTTTTGGCAAGCCAGTAATCATTTCGGTTGACTCCCATGCCTGGGTGCCTCCCTCATATTTGCCATCAGATTGGCGGGACCGCTTGCGGGGGGACTTGCTGGGCTGCTTGGGCTCCGACTTGCTCTGGGTTTTGGATGCCTTGGGTGAGGGCTTCGGGGTTTTGTTGTATGCCATTTACCATTTGTTCACCGATTGGTGATTTTGCTAGTTGACCTGCTTGGTTCACGAGAGATGATTGCATCATGTCTTGCTTCATCGCTTGCTTCTCTTGCTCCATCGTTGAAGCATCCTTAATAAGGTTGAGAGTATCTATACCTGATGCAGCGGCTAGACGTTTGAGGAACTCCTCGGGAGATATATATTGCATAAGAGCTTCCGGTCCAAGACCTTGAGCTGCTGTCTGCAAGAACTCTACAAGAGCTACTCTGTCTTGACCTCTACCAATTCCATTTAATCCAGCAACCACGATAGGGGTTACTAGATCTTTAGGTAATTGAGGCATACCTTTACTACGTCCAAGTACGTGTAATTTTCTATCGAGGTATGGACGTAATAGATCAGTCGTAAGGTTTCCAAAGATACCTCCCAACTGCTCGTTTAATTCCTGTTGTACTGCTTGTACTTCAGTGCTGGTTGTGCGTTCAGAATCTCTAACTTGTAGAATAAGGAAAGCATCTGACAATCTCCGAGTTAATTCTCGTATCATGTCTAGGACTGATTTGAAATCTGCAGTCTTACCAACTTGAATTACATTTACGTCATCTTTTCGCCCCTGAATAATCTGACCATTTTGAGCTCTCGCAAGGCTTTGGGGCTTTAAAGTAGAGGATGGGGCCACCGTGAAAATTACTTTCGCTGCTGCAGCCGATCCCTCCACAAGACTTTGCATTAAGCCTTCAAGACTCTTAAGGTCTCCAAGAAATTCTTCTACTCTTCCTCTCCCATAATCCTCACCAGTACTCTCAACTATATTAAATCTTAGACATAGCCAAGGGTTTAATTTCTTAGGAGCACTACTCTGTGAGCCTGGAAGAATCTTACCGTCTACTTCTTGATGCCATCTATACTGGCCATCTTTTAATTTGATACATGTATATACCTCTGCTTCTTCTACATCTGTAGCTCCGGTGGTTCCAAACTTAGGACCATCATCGCCTGGAGCATTTATGTCTCTATCTCCCAAGGTGCCCTTCATGGGCTGTTGAAATTCCTTTGGTAGTAGAGATCTATGGGTTGATTCTTTTGTAATAATTTCTATTACTTCGCCGTTACCATCTCTAACACAGACGTAACGATCTAATGGATAGACTTTAAGGGCTTTCTTCCCGACAAAGATTAATACATTGCCTGTGACAACTAAATGCTTCATCGCTGTGTGAAGCATAACTCGATCTGAAGTTTCTGCGATCTGTTGCATGATGATCTTCTCCATCTTGGAGAGAGATAAATCAACCTCAGATCTAATCTCTGGAGTTATGTCTGGTACAGCTGATAGTTCAGCATCATTTATTTGCAGCTTAAAAAAGCTTGTGTTTACAGGGAAGAGGCTCAGCATTAATTTTGATGCGAGCACGTTGCACCCTTTAGCTCCTAATGATTGCCAAGGAACTGGCAGCTTACCTCCCTTTGTTTGGCCATCATTGACAACCAAATAAGGGAGAGTAAGTTCAGCACAATCTCTAGCAGTATCAAGGAACTGTTGCCTATCCGCCGCTAAAGATTGATAACGGGTTAGGGCTTGTTCTTTCATGATGTCTACTTCTTACCACCACTACCTTTCTTCTTGCCTGGGATGTTTACACCAGAGCCGGTAGTTCCTGTATTAGTGCTTCCTGTAGTTCCTGACGCTGCTGCTTTATCAAGATCAATTCTTAATTGTTCAGCACCAGAACCTGCTTGGCTAAGTCTGCCTCTCTTAGAGTTCTTCTTAAGTTTTGGGTTCTTAGGATCAGCTGCTACTGGAGCTGCTAATGGTGTAGGAACACCTGGAGCTGGAGGAGGAGCAGGGGCAGCCGGAAGGGGATCTGGTAATTCAGGTGGATCGGGGATATCAGGTGCGCCGCACATAATTTTCTTCTCGTAAAGTTTTTATATATTCAACGACACTTCTTTGGCCAGATTCATACATGATCTTGCTTAGAGGTTCGTTGGGTTCGGGTAATTTTTGTGGAAACACGGAGTCAAGTTCCTCTAAAATTTTTTCGAGGAAATCTTGACCACCAAATACATCCTGAGTATTTAATTGATCAGCCATACATGGGGAGATTAACATTTGAGGATTCAAAGAAGGCAGGCATTCGGCTACTTTTGGTAGCTGCCAACCCTTCTGTCTTTCCTCGGTTATATAGATTGTCTGATTGTTTAATCCAGAAATCTTTATCTAGATACTTATCGTTTGTATCTACGCCTAAACCATCCATTACCCAAGCCACAGTGGCTTTTCGCAATTTGTTTAGGCGAGGTGTACTTTTCAGTCCTAAGTCGTGAGCTACCATTCCATGAATTTTTACGTGCTGGATCTCATCATTAGAGATGTCTGCACTTAAAGTCCTAAGCCCGATGTCTCCGTTAAATCTATAGAAGGGGAGGAGAACGAAGAAGACGGAACGCTCAAGGATGGCTGCTTTAAGGATGGGATGCTCTGGCGCAGCAATCCACGCATTAAGAATGTTTTGAGCTTCTCTTTCTGCCACACTGTTAGTGCCGTGAGCATTAACAACGTACTGAAAACCAAGGTCATGCTTATCTTCATCTTTTTGATTTGATTCGAGGGCTTCTATTACTCCTGGGATATTTGGTAAGTCTTTTTCTAGACCCTGCTGTAGAAATTCCTTGACTGGTAATTCAAGAACACGCAGGGCAAGGGCTCGATAGATCGAATCTTCCGAGCCTGCTTTTAGCTCTCCCTTATCTACTGCTACGGGAGTCCATTTTCTTTTTCGTTGAGTTAATTTTGTGTATAGAGATGTCATTCTGCACAAGCTGAACAATGGTTATTTTCTTGTTCTTCTAACTGCTCTTCTAGAACTTCGTTGAAGATATTTTCATAGCCCTCATCTAAATCAGCGGTAGCGTCATCTTTCCGTAAGGTGTCAGGTCTAACCTGAAGGGCATAATACATACTGGTTTGTGGACTGTGGAGCCATCTTTCTATAAAGGCATCGTCATAGGTTACGAGGTCTGACCAAGTGTTAAAACTATATCCGTGAAATAATCCGGTCTTTTCATATAGACGTACTAAAGCATCAGTAAATCTTTTATAAGTTTCCCATCCAACTTCAGCAGCTGTCTCAACATTAGGTCCGTAGTCATAGCTCTGTACTCCTCGAGTACCAGAGTCACGATCAACATGCCTATTTATAGGTGGAGCTACTTCGGGGGCTGTTGTGTATCCATTTACATCTTTATATTCATAAGAGCAACTAGCAGTAGGAGCAATACAGAATGCTCTTTCCATACCATGTTCTCTTGCAATCTCTGCTGCTGCTTTTATTCCATCATCTAAAGCTTTAGCAATCTTTCCTGCATTTGTATCTGCTGTACTACCACCAAAGGTAAGGGCTGATAATTCTGTAGCTAACTCTTTATAAGTAACCCCGTTATTTGCTAGTAAGTTTGCTAATCCAATGAGTCCAAGTCCGACTTGCTTATCCTCCTCTGGGGGGAGGTATTCTCCAGAACCATCAACGCCTGTTTTGCTATGGAGGTCGCACAGACTTCGCATACCCTCAACAAAACTTTTTGGCACGTCGCTGATTTCACCGGCACTGATATGGCAGTGCTGGAGCAGGCAAGTTCCTCGTGATGGCAGGTAAATTTCAAGGCATACATTTGAATAAATCCTCTCTCCTTTAAAGTGTCTATCTGTGTATTTAATTTTACTTAGCCATATATCTCCCTTCTTTATTCCTAATAAAAGAGCATCCTTTACTTCTCTTGATGCTTCATACCACCACTGAGGCTCAAGGTCTACACACCTCTTAACCCAGGGTAGTTCTGATCTTGGGGTAGTTATAAATTCAAGTATGTCTGGGTGGTTTAGCGTATTATGTAACACTATCGCACCTCCCTTGTAGTAACCCCCACGCCTAATGACTTCATTAATGGTGGAGTATATCTTTCCAAAGGATACGGGACCAGAGGAGACAAGTCCTTTTCCATTGTCATGTCCCTTTGGTCTTAACTTATGTAGATGTATTGCACACCCTGCCCCTTTCCTCAATGCATGGCTGGCAAATCTCCACGAAGCCTCAATGCCCTCCGGTCCTTCGCAACTGTCCTCCACTACGAAAACCGTACAACTTACAGGTAGGCGAGAGGTTGGGTCATCTATCCAGCTCTGCACCCTACCGGTACGAGCTACTAATTTAGTCATATTAAATCGTCTAAGAATGGTGGTTTATAATTTGGTCCCTTTTGGACTTTTCCGTTATCATCTTTGATTGGTTTTCCATTAACCATCTTGCTCATGTTACTGATGTGAACACGATCAAGAGCTTCGTCTAATTCCCACCCAGCGAGAGCGGCAAACTGGAAGCAAACATACACAAGATCAGCTAATTCTTTTAAACTATTTTCTTGGGATTGCTTATGACGAGGATAAGCTATTCTCTCAGAACTAGCAGCTAAGAACTCCATATATTCTTCACTGATGAGTGATTCAGCTTTGGCTAATAATTCTGGTTTTGGTTTAGCTATAGGTTGATCCATAGCAATTCTAAATTGAAGGGCTTGGCCCATCAGGTCAGGTACGTTTGTCATGTCAGTAGCGTTGTGGAATTTGCGAATAGATTTCATTAGGGAGACCAACCATCTTGTTTTGTTTTTCTAAGATGGAGATCTTTTTCTTTAAATAGACGATTGCTTTTCTTAGATCATCTATCTCATCTTCAGATGATTTGTGACCTGCTCTACAGACATACTTAATGGTGTTGCCTAAGAAGTAATCGAGTTGTTGGTCATGGATAATGTCCCATACCTCATAGATTCCTCGTTGGTAATGGTCAGGTGAGAATTTGGTGGTCATCTTTAATGTGATCGGTACGGCGGAGTTCGTTTTCAGCTCTATCTAGAAAGCCATCCATCCAGGGTTCCCAAAGCTTTGCTCCTTGTGGGAGGTCTGCGTTCTTGTAGGCATGAAGGGCTGTAAGGGTATTTCTGATGTACTTAAGTTCAGCTCTGGTATGTTTCATGGTGTTATAAGGATTGGCTTCTGTTTCTTGGCATCCCAATCTTCGGCTTGAAGTATTCGAGCAAGGCGCAATGTTCTCAATGCATCCTCCTCTGTCTGATCAGCGTCAAGGAATGCCTGCACTACAGCTGGCCAGTAGTCTTCATCTTTAACAGCGTCTAAAATTTTTGCTGCCTTTTTTGGTCCAGCTCCGATAGCTCCTTTATATCCATCTGTACTGTCTCCTGTAATTGTCTGTTCAAATAATTTTCTACGGGCAGCTTCGGGGGTTTGGGTCCATTCTTCTTTAAGGTTATAAAGACGACAAGGTACCTGTTCCATATCCTTATCTGGTGAGATAAGAACGAAGTTATCTAGAGAACCATTAGTAGCCAGGATTGAACAAACATCATCAGCTTCGAGGGCTGGCTTCATGAGTGATGGCCAAGTAACCATCCCCCAATTCTTTAGCTTGAGATACCCCGCTGGTTTGCGTTTGGTTCTGTTGCCTTTATATGAGGGGTCAACTTTCTTTCTGAAGTTGGTCTGGTCTGTGAAAGTTAAGAGAATATCTTTACTATCAAACCTCTCGCAGAGCTTCTTGATTTCATTTTCTACAACCTTTTTACCAGCTGCAAAATCTCCTACGATAACGGTCAGATCTTGGGTGTAATCCATCTCGAGCTCCGAAGCGGCGGCGGCTCGATAGAAAAAATAGTCTGCATCAATTAGTAGCTTTGGTGGTTTCAATTTCATTTGGAGTAATGGTTGCGGATGTATTCGGAATATTGATGACCCATAGCGTCAGCTATCCCTTGGTAGGTAGTGCTTCTGATTTTCCAGCGATCTTTAGACGGTGGAAGATTATGCATCTTTTGTTCTCTACCCTCAACAATATTTGTAGGTTTTAGAAGTGGTAAGTTCTTTAACCAGAGACATGTTTTCTTGGTCTCTCCATGCCCATATTCCCAGGGTTGGATGTATTGGTCAGGCTTCCTAATTTTTGAAGAGATAACACTAACTGGATTCTCTAAAGCTATATGCTCTATTGGTGCATCCATTAGCCTTTGAACGAAATCTAAGGCTCTCTGTTGTCTCCCATCAGCTCTCTTCTCCTTGAACCAGGCAGCACCTGAAACAGCTATATCAGTACATGGAGGATGGCAAACCATTAGGTCAAAACCATCATTAATTATGTCGAATACATCTCCTTGATAGTGTGGTCCTTCAACATCAGTAGGCAATAGGTCACATGAGATAGCATCTACTCCATTACGAATTAGAGCGTCCCTGACCCTGCCACTGTATTCACAGGCTATGAGGGCTTTCATTTAGTGTTTTAGTTTTTTTTAGTGAGATAAATAACGGCTCGACTTAATACCTCTGGATCGTCATGTAGTAGACCTATGCCTGCATTACAAGAGCTACATATATATCCACGAAAAGCGTTCTCCACATGACAGTGGTCTAGTACCCATTTATCTGTGTGTTGGTTACACAGTGGACATAGCCCTGGAGGTGGAGAAACGTGTTCTCGTTTTAGTTTGTTTCTAAGATTTTCTAATTTCCTATGACAAACCTTGCATCTGTTTCTTGTTGCTCTATGTCTACCATCACATCTTTTAAATTCTGAATCGGGTTTGGTCTTTCCACATGTCTTACATGTTTTAGTGACACTCTGCCCAATTCGCTCCGATATTGGTATCGCAGTCAAGCTCGCATCGAAAAGCGAGGCTTGCTCGTACATCTTTTATTGCTTGCTTTATTAATTCACATGCCTTCTCTGCATGTTCCGGTTTGACTGACAATTGCATCTCGTCATGGATGAAAGCCAGTGGCCAATAGTCGATCTTGTTTTCTTGTAGCAGTTGGTTGGATCTGATAACCCAAAGCTTACAAATCACCGCTCCGCAGCTCTGCAAAAGATAATTAAGAGCGGCGTGGTTCTTACCTTGTAGACGGATTGGCCTCCCGTCTATTGCTTTGATGACTCCATGCTCTGCTCTCTTTTGAATAGCATCGTTGAGTTCTTGGAACCCTTTGATACCTGTCAGTAGTTTCTTTCGTAGATCTTTACCACGGGCAACTGCTTGAGTTTTCTTAGCTCCAGCAACAGTGCCTAACTTAAAGTTTCCCCCTCCATAGATAAGGCAGTAGGTACAACTTTTTTGGGTTGACCTATCAACGCCAGAGATGGCTGCCATGTGGGAGTGGATGTCTCCTTCGACGACTTCCTTTGCAAAGGTGCCATGATCAAACCGAGCAAGATAATGGGCAAGGCAACGGAGCTCCAGACCACTAGCGTCAGCCCCAACTTGAACCCGATTAGGACCAGGGTGAAAAAGCTCTCTCGATTCTTTGTCACTTTTTGTCTGTG